TCTGGTGAACCGTCTTTACCAGAGTCTGGCTTTAATACGCCACGCTCGTTTTGACTGTGGTGTATCAGCTCGTGTGCTAACGTTCTTAGACAATCAGCTAGGTTTCTATTGTTATCGTACACAACTATGGCTTTCTCTTGCGGATAGTAACCACCGAAGCTAAAATTGAATTTAACAAAGTTCTTATCCCTAGTTATTTTGATGCGAGGGGATTGCTTTATGCTTAACTCTCCGTAACAATACTTGAGAAAGTCCTTATATATCGATATTCTCTCTTGCTCTTGCATGCTTTATTAAAATGATGTTGCTAGTCCTCTAAGAATGAACGATCCAGTTATTTTAAACGGCTTATCGTATATGCTTTTATCACGTATTACCACACCCTCTTGCTGATCTACTGCTCCCAATGGGCTTTCCATAGCTTTCAACACCGAATCTCCGAGTTGCATGGTCGCTAGATATGTAACGAAACCGTCTATAGCGCTCTTATACTCGTTCTTGTCAGCTACTAGTTGGTCCAAAGGCGTTCCGTTCTTTATTGCTACGAACACTTGCTTGCTTAGAGCGTCAACTTTCTTACCGTCTTTTAAAGTTATCTTTACGTCTTTTGGTATCTTTGTAGTTTTTAACCAATCTTTTAGGCTCTTTGTCTCTTTCTTGTTCTTTGTGTAGAACACTGTGTAAAACTTGACAGTTCGCTTGAGAAGTTGGGCTCTTTAGATACTGTAGCTGGTATAGAACCGTATATTTCGAAGTCGTACTCCTTAGCTACTGGCGCCATCTTCTTTATCATTGACTCCAAAGCTTTTTTGTCGTACGATATCTCTTTTGCTGCTCTACGTTTTTCTGTGACTTGCTGTATCTCTAACAGACCGTGAATGGCCAAGAAGTTTTTACCGTAGTCCTGAACGTTTGTTTTGCCTGATACGTACTCTATGTTTAATAGTATGTTTGGATTGTCAAGTAAACCAAGCTTTGAGAGCTCTGATTGTATCCTTGGCAAAGACTCATTGAATATGTCTAGTACTTCTCCGCCTATTTTTACCATACCGTGGCCAGGAGCGAACCTATCTTCTAAGTCTGCTTTGGTTATTCCTTTTACGTCAAGAGGCTTGTTAGAACCTCTGTCCATAACGAACTGTTTTTTGCCGTCCAAGTCAACCAACCTAACAGACGCGTTAACTCCATCTATCTTTACTGACGCTGGGTTCTTCTGTAGCGACTTTACTGCGTATATGAATGTCTTAACTAGATCGTTACCGGTGTTAACTGTTGGTAGATCGAACGGGTGAGCCATGTGACCACCAGTTCCACCCTCTACAAGTAAATTTACCAAAGAAATTGAACTCTCTTTCATTGATGTATCAGTTTTTTTTTCGAACTTGGATTTTATCATCTTCTCTATCTTAGGATCGTACCAACCAAATATGCTTTTGAACTGATTTGGAGTAGATTTTGGGTTAGATAGTACTGAACGTATGCTTGTGCCGCTCATCTCTTGTCCATCTGGAGTTTTAAGAGATACGTGAGGAGCTACTATAAGGTAACCGTGTTTGGTAAATGGCTGTAGTGGTTTGCCCTCTTCGTATTTTTTGAAGTACCCAGGAGTTCCGTCTTTCTTCAATCCTATTTTGAACCTAGGGTCTTCTTCCATGTCTTTCTTACCCACCATAAACACAAGTGCCGTTGTATCTGGATCGTATTTTGCTGTAACCTCTTCGGCTTTGTATGGGTTTTTTACCTGAGCTATGCTGTCTCCAAAGCCGTATTTTGCGGCTATCGCTTTCTTTTCTTGGAAATTTAACGGACTCTTAGGCATTTCTACCTTATCGGAAGTAACAATATACGTGTTTTCCTTACCAAATTTGTCTTGAAGCCACTTAAATGTAGCTGCGTGGTGTCTTCCCATGGGTTGAAACCTTCCAGGATACACAGCTATTACTTTATTTACCATACCAATAAATATGCGTTAAGAATGCTTTACATTTGACCTTCCACTTACTTTGTTTACCTCTATGTGCGAATCTACTATGTCCCTCATCGAATCTATGTGCGATATAATCATGATGAACTTAAACTGTGTCTTCAAATAATCGAACAACATTGCCATTGAGCTTAGATTTGACTTGTCTAGAGCACCAAAGCCCTCGTCTATAGCCATAAAATTGGGTCTAGGTAAAGTAGATATGCCTATCAAAGACGTTCTTATAGCCAAAGAAGAAACAAACTTCTCCATTCCTGATGTAAGTTCTATCGGCCAGAACTTGTCTTCGCTATAGGCTATGTACGCATTAACATTTTTATCGTCAGTTTGTAGTACTATCCTAAAGTCTACTAGCTGGGATAGAATGTTATTGACCTCCTCTTCTACCTGAGGTATTGTTATAGCTATAAGATCGTGTGGTATACCGTCCCTATGAGTTGCTTCAAGGTAATACTGGTAGTGTAGGTATTGGCTTTCGTACTCCGTCTGTTCTTCTACGTTCTTTTTGGTATCTTCTATCGATGCAGTGAGCACAGACACCTTACTATTGTAATCAGATATCGATTTGTCTATCTTTGACAGCTCGTCGTCTATTGACTTGAGCTCTGATTTAGTCTTGTCTAGCTGTTCGTTTATTTTCTTGTTGTTTTCTATGACTTTCAAAGACTTTTGTCTATCATCCAGCTTTTGTTTTATCTTCTGTATGCCAGTCTTAAGCTTTTCTATGTTTTCGTTGACAGTTACCAATTGTTTTTGATTGTCTAAGTCAGCTTTTGTGTGATCGTTTAACAGTTTCTTTAAACTACTTAACTGTTTCTTTTTATTGTCTAAGTCTTTGTACGCATTAAGCTTATCTTCTATTTCGCCTATTTTATTTTTTATCGAATCGATGGCTTGTAAATCGTCCTCGAGCTCTTTCTTAGTGTTAATAGCGTCTTTTACAAACACATTATTCATACAATAGGAACAGTTTGGATCGTATTCAAGCTCTTTTAGGTTATCCATCTTCTTATTCTTGTGAAAAACATCGCTCTCTAGCTTCTTTAGATCAAGCCTAAGGTCTTGTAGCTTTGTTGCTAGGTCTATGCACTTTTCAGATAGCTCGTTTCTTCTTTTTACTACCCTATTTTTCTCCTCTGTTACGTCTTCAAGATAAGACTTAGTACTATCAAGATCAGTCTGCTTTTGGTATAGGTCTTCTTCGTAATTATTCTTTTGGTGGTGTCTAACTATCGCCATTGTCTCCTTCGTGCTTTCGCTAGCAACGTTGTGCATCTCTTCGAATACGCCTATGTCCAAGAATTGAGACAACAAGTCTTTTCTATCCTTCTGATTCATGTCTATAAAGCCAGTGTTGTTGCTTTGGGTAGACAGGGTAGTCAACACAAAGTCTTCGTAGCTTCCCAGAAGGTTCTTTATGTTGTTGTTTGTATCGCTTCTCTCTTTACCGTTCAAAGAAACTTTGTTGCCTTCAGAATCTAAATGATAAAAGTCTACCTCAACTCGTACGTTTCCGTTCTTTTGTCTCCTTGCGTTACGTTCGATGAAGTAATCTATGCCGTTTAGCTCAAACTCAAGCTTACAATAAAACGTATTAGAGCTACTGTTCATGACTTGGTGACCCCTGTTGCTCTTTGTACACTTATCAAATATGCAATAGGTTATGGCGTCTAGTAAAGTAGACTTACCGCTAGCGTTTGGAGCAAATATACCATAGGTACCTTCCATCTTCACGAAGTCTATGTGATTGTCTTTACCGTAACTGAACATGTTCTCGAACTCGAAGCGCTTTGGTAGCCACATGCTGTTTCTAGGCACTTCGTTTTTGATCAATTGTGCGTTTACTCTATCGTTTATCTCGTAGACCTTAGCCATAGACTTGTCGTCAAGCTTGTATTTACTGTGTAGATAGTTGTAAAGTAGCGATCTCTGCTTAGTTATGGACCTAAAATCGGTATTTTTAATGTTGTTCGCGCTGTTTTCTCTATTGAAAGAGTCGTGTAAGCGTTGGAAAGACAACTCTATTACGTTGTAGTCGCGCTTTATTTCGTTGACTATGCTCTTTATGGTAGATTGATCAGTGTTTTTGTACTTTATTCTAAGATATAGGTTCTTTTGAAGATCGCTTGGAAGCTTCTCGTAAAGTCCGTTATTGACTTCTATCGTAAAGAAAGCAGTATCGTTCTCTATTTTTAGGTACTCTGCAGATCTGCTATCTACACTCCACACGAGGATACCGTGATCGCGTTCTTCTCCGTGATTCTGTTGTATTAAAGATCCTGGGTAGGCTATTGTCTTGCTTTCGTTTAGGTACTGAAGCTTGTGTATGTCTCCAAGCAATACCATATCGAAGCCATCAAACATCTCAGCTTTCATTGAATCGCTGTGCAATACGTATCCGGCTTCGGTTGTAGAGTTGTTTACCAATCCATGAAACAATGCTATGTTTACGTACCCGTCTTCTTCCTTAACGCTTGGGTACTTAGCCTTATCGTCGAATACAGACCAATGATAGAACCTACAGTTAGCTATTTGAAGCACACCAGAGCTCTTGAAATACTCCAGGTTATCGCTGTTTATCGCGTTAACTATAGGAGTCAAAGAATCCATACGATTTACGTTGTTCAGATTCGTGTCGTGATTGCCAGGTATCATCAATACCTTAGATATAGAGCATAAGTTCTTCAAAAAGTCTTGTACCTCTTGAAAAAGCTCAGGGCTAACGTCTGTTTTAGAGTGCACTATGTCGCCAGTTAAACAAACTATGTCATTCTCAGTGATCTTAGATCTTAACTCAGTGTAAAGGTTATCAAAAACCCTTCGATACTCGTCTTGTCTCTTGTAATTTCTTATGTGGATGTCGCTAACGTGATAGATTTTGTCTATCTTATCTATATTCCACTTCGATTTCTTTACCTTACTCATATCTTTGCTAGTATCATTTGCATTTTTTTGTAAAATAGATCCTCTTGCTTGACAGGTTTGGCTTTCTGTAGTAGTTTAACCATGTCTTTAAAACCTATCACAGACGGATCTTTGTCTTCTAGATCTATTTGGTATACCTCTTTTCCGTAGTTCACGAGCTGTTCGACGTAGTCCATGGCTTGCTTTACGGCGTCTTTATCCAACGCTATGTATACAGTCTTAACTTCGGATTCTACTAACTTCTTCATTAGTCTCTTTGATATAGTCTTACCAAAAAGCGGGATAGCGTTACGTTTTATTGCCATTGCGTCAAATACACCTTCGCATAACACCACGGGTACGTTCCAATTAATATAGTACTCAAAACCTATGATCTCGCTCTTGTTCACACTTGGCGCATCGTAAGCCCGTTTCTCCTTGAGCATTATAGATCTTGCAACAAAGTAATTAAGCTTACCATCCACATCGTAAGAGGGCACGATTATCCTGTTCCTATATTTACCAGTCTCACAGAAGCCGATACGATATTTCTTTATGTCTAAATCTGTCAATCCGCGTGACTTTAAATAGTTTATCGCCTTCTTACAAGCTAGGTTATTGTTGCATGAGGACAAATCTATGTACTCTTTTGGAAGTTCTACCGATTTGTTTTCTGTCTCTTCTAGGTCCTTAGCGAAAGTCTTCATGTTGTAGTAAGACCTCATCTGCTTTATCGATTCTGAGGAAGCTTTTACCTTTTTTAAGAGGCTATCTGGCTTGGAACCTTTAGTTGGAGGAGTACACGTCCAACAGTTATACTTACCAGTCTGTATGTTAACTGCCAATTTAGGCTTTCTGTGGTTACAAACTGGACACATGAATACGTTATTGCCTTGCTTGTCAGCTTTGGATTTGCCCAAATGCTGTTCAAGTAAACCAACAACAAGCGATTGAACTTGCTTGTCAGTTATTTCAGTACTTATCTTAAAACTTTTATTCATAATATGTATAATAAAATTAACAAACCTTAGCGACAGGTTAAAACTATCGATGCTAGTGAGAATATAATATTTTTTTATATCGATATTGTTTTGTATATTTACGCTGACTAACGTCCAAATTCAAGTTCTATGCCGTAGCTTGGTGAGATTCCATGAGCGAGTCTTAGATTGAATGTAAATTGGACTACCAGGCGTAAAGACATCGCGTCAGGTATATAAACAGGTCGTAGACATAATACTTTGTTTAATATCGGATAGGAGCCGACGGAAACAGCCGCTAAGGGAAATAAAGGATAAATCGAACACCAAACAAATTTCAGAACCCTTAAAAGCGGGATATGCAAATAAGCGACATACTCAACATACCAGAAAACGTAGACATACAGTACCTAAAAGATAATATATCAAAAGATCAATTATTATTAGTATATTGGTATATAGCTAACAATGAACATGAATTAACTGATCATCAAAAATCGATTCTTTACGAAGTATTATCTCAAATAGACGATAAATTTTTAGAAGATGAATAAACTAATATTATACACACTTAGCACGTGTAAAAAGTGTCATAGCGTAAAAGAAGCATTAATACACGAAGGTATATATTTTGATGAAATACTTTGTGACGATGATAAAAATTCAACCAAATGCGATAATCTAGAAATAGAAGTGGATTGTAGTTTTTATCCCATGGCAGTAATTACAAAAAAGGTTGAAAGAGATAGAGGCGGATATTATGTGTATGCTGAAGAAAAGACAATAATTCACTTTTGCACTAAATACGATGATGTTATGATAAAAAGAAAAATAAATACTGATAACTTTGCGGTGTGTGCATTAAACACAACTGATATGTTACAATTAATAATTAAAAACAAATAAAATGAGATACAAACAATTGATCCAAAAAAAGATCACAGAACTAAAGAATCAAATTCATTCCCAAAACGCTAGTATTTCCCAGCTTAGACCACCAGATGAGCTAAGAGAACAATTACAGAGAATGCTTGATAAGATTCAAGAGATAGATGTTCTAATAAATACAGAGCACGATACTCCTATTCCATACTAAAAACAATAAACAGTTATGCAAACACAAAAACAAAAACAGTTGAGCGAAGAGCAAATAACGATTAACATAGCTCGTTTTTATGAACTGATAGATAAGTATATAGAAGCGCCTAGGAAAGATGATCTTACTAGGTTTTATATGTCTATAGAGTTAGCATTAGCAACTAGCCCAGCCTCTTCTAAAATATCACATCATAATTGTTTTCCAGGTGGTTATCTAGACCATGTTATTAGAGTTACAGAAGCTGCATTAGTATTAAATAATGTATGGGATAAGTTTGGTCAAAAGAAAGATTACACTATTGACGAATTGGTATTCTGCGCTATCAATCACGATCTAGGAAAACTTGGTACTAACGATAAACCATTCTACGTACCAAATACAGAAGCTTGGCAAATAGAGAAACAGGGCGTTTATTATAAGTACAATACTGAAATGCCTCACATGAGAATAGCTGATAGAAGTTTATTTTATCTACAACAAGCTGGAATTAAGATTAACGAAAAAGAATTTCTTGCCATTAAGCTTCACGATGGTCTTTATGAAGAGTCTAATAAATCTTATTATATTACTTACAACTCTGATTACGAAATAAAATCAAATTTACCTTACATACTCCACCAAGCCGATCTAATGGCTAGCAGAGTAGAAACCCAAATCAATTAACATGACAACAATAATAATTTCAGTATCCATTTGGATAGCTAGCATTTTAGGTTGGATACTATTCAATCTATACAATAAGAATAAAAAGCTAGAAAATATGGTAATAAACCAATCAGACTTCATAAACACAATGAAAGTCAATATTAGACAATTCGACGAATTAGCTAATAAGATAGACTCCCAGATCTGGGTACAATCAGATCCCGAGTTCTTGGCGCTTTTCGAAAAAGTAAAAGAGATTCAATCAAGCTTACAAACCTACGTAGATTAATAGCATGGAAACACATCTAATGGACGTTGTACAAGACCAAGTACTCTTAACAAAGAAGGGAGAGGTTAGAAAGAGAAAGCCAAAGAAGAGTAACGACTACTTTACAGAAGAGACTCAAGCTGCTATATTGCAATTTAGAGCTAGTAAAAATCAAGACGAACGCGATAAGCTTTACAGAGAAAAGATACACTATGCTCTTTATAAATTGGCAGAGAATATAATTCACACATTTAAGTTCTACTATTTAGACTCTGAATCAATAGAGGATTTAAAGTATGAAATAATATCTTTCTTATTACAAAAAATAGATTTGTACGATGAAAGTAAAGGTAAAGCTTATTCTTACTTCGGTACAATTGTAAAACGCTATTTGATAGTTTACAACAAAAAGAACTACGCAAATAAAGTGGGAAAAGTAGAGGTATCAGACATAGACAATGATAATAATACTATAGATAGTCTTATATACAACCAATTCGATGATACGCCAGATGTAAGTGTAATCATGGAATCATTCATTAAAAAGCTAGATTTAGAAATTTTTGATATGTTTCAAAACGAAAACGATCTTAGGGTTGCCGTTTGCATACTAGAAATATTCAAAAAGAGTGATAAACTAGAATTATTTAACAAAAAGCTCAGATACATTTACGTAAAAGAAATGGTAGATGCTCCAACAAATTCAATAACTAGGGTCATAAAACGTTT